CCATACACATTCTACCACATTGGAAACATTATGGATCCACGAAAAAAGTTTAGGGAAATTCTACAAGCTTTTGTGAGACTCAATGAACCAAACACACGTCTCGTTGTGAAAGCTACGTGCAACCAACCAGTCCAAATTCAGTTCCCACGTGTTGAAGTAATTAACGATCTCCTATCAAATGAAGAAATGGATGATCTCCATAATCGTTGCGACTGTTATGTAAGTTTTTCACATTCCGAGGGGGTTGGAATGGGTGCCGTAGAATCTGCATTAAGGGATAAACCCGTGATTATAACAAACTATGGTGGAGCCACAGAATATGTAAAGACACCTTATACGATTGACTGTGAGCTTCAAGAGTTGCCACAAGATGATTTTTTATTCAAAAAGGGAATGATCTGGGGTAATCCAAATTTTGATCAACTCTTGGAGTTCATGAGACATGCGTATGACAATCGCGTTCGTCATATGGATCACGAACACACTAAAAATTTAGTTGGAAGGGAAAACGTCCTAAAGGAGTTCGTCTTGAATGTAGTTGGTGGCGAGGACGATAAGACCAATGAGGATGGTACCACTCATCATTGAGTCTTTCTGAGCGATGACGGTCATGACGAGATCATCTATAACTTGAATACCAGTGGGTTTTTTTACTAAACGGGGTACGAGGGTACTGATAGTGAGGTAAAGCGCCATCGCTATTATTACAGGTCTAAGACTCTCCTGGTCTAACATTATCTTTCTATTACTCGCCTATTTTAATTTGAGATACATCAACCTTTGTTCCAATTGTAACATTTTTCACGCTATGCTTTTTGCAGTAGTCGCCATACAGCGCCTTGAATGAGCATGGCTTTCCCGACATCGTCAAAGCGCAGCAAATCTTTTTTGATGTTCTCAGCTGACTCGAAACTTCCGGAATTTTCTTCAACATCATAACCTTCTGTGTATCCTTTTTGTCTTGGTGTTTCATATAGGACATCTTCAATTTCCAAGTTGCATCCGCGAGGTGATAACACCGGTCATCTGGCTCACTAACACGGTACATGGTAACCGCATTACTGAGACATTCTTGCCAAAGGGTATCACGAACGACTTCCATTTTTTCAAGATATTTTAAACTTTCTCTGTGATGACTTAGGTTTTCATTATGCTTCACCTCCAATTTCTGCGAGATAAATATCAACCTGTCCCGCAAATTCTGGACAGGTCTCGGTGGTCTTTTTCGTTACCATATCCTGAACATTAAGGACATGCTCCTTAAACTTTTTTACATCTATACCAGTTGCATTGTGAATTTGAGTTTCGGTCGCTATATCCTTGAGTGCGTATAGATAGGCGGCTGCGTAGTTTGCATGAAGTACGGCTATAACTGGAGATTTGTCCTGCTGTGCGGCCGTGGCGTAACGAGCTGACTGACGAACAAGTTTCTCAATCGATTTGTTCATACCCCTAGTCTTATTTTGCATCATCAAAAACAATACAAAGATTGCAGCTATGAAATAGAGGTACATAGTCTCTTGAATGTAGTAAAGAAAAATTATCGAATGTGACCAACCCAATATTAAAAAGGTGGTTATACGTTAATGTATGTTCAATATATTCATGTTGGTACCACCATACATGGTGTATAAGTACTATTTTTATAAATTCAAACCTAAGTTATAAAACTTTAAGATGAAAGTTAAGGAAAATGGACCTCTTTCATAAATTAATTGACCTTATTGATAGGAATTCTGAAAGAATTCCGGAAGGTGACTACGTGGAATTATGCAACGTCATCAGGGATATTCGTCGGAAAGTTCAACCACCCTCATTTCTTCTAAACCAAAATGAACCCATGACCTATATACCCACATCCGATCCTGATACGGCCTACCAAGAACTTGATGAAGAGGTTATGTATCCGGGATTGAATCAATTTTTACAGGAATTGCATGAGGAATGGACCGATGAAACAATTCCAATTGATGAACATGTTACGACCGTTTTAGTCGTTGAAAATAATTAGGTTTTTAGTTTTTTTATAGAAGCTGCGAGAAAATACATGACCGGTGGTAGACTAACCGATCCCATAGCAGCCATAAATGCGACATTCGCATCTTCGAGTGTTTGAATTTTTCCATGAATGATTTTACTGATTGAAGTTTCCATAATTCTATCAACAGTTGTATCAATCGGTTTTACAATTAAGGGGATAGCTGAAATTCCTACAAGTGTTGGTAAAAAATGAAAAAATGGTTCAGTATCAAGATTATTTGAAGAAACAATACCAGCGGATAAATTTACAATTACACGAATAATTGATCCCGGCCAAAATACAGAAGCGAGCATCTGCCAGGTGAAAGTTTCAGCTGAAATTCTCACAGCATCTTGTATTCTTTCTCCTTGATCTGCCCCTTCATAAGCCTTTTGTCCCTTGTCGAGGGTATCAAATAAAACATAAGACGCCGCAACACAATAAGACGCAGGAAGACCCCAATCAGGTAAATATGACGTGAAGGCTTCACCAAGTTCATTTGCATAACCCATGTAACGCAGAGATGTTTCTCGGTAAGGGTCTGCCTGTTTAAGACTGGTTGAATATATTTTAAAACGTTTTGAAGAATGCTTTGGCGGTGATTTAAAAAGTGCAACGGGTTTAACAATAAGTGACGCCATTTTTACAATAAAAATTATATCTTTAATAATAACAATATGAATGTTCCACTGATATTAGGTTTCTTTACAACATTAGCAGGAATCACAGTCTTTGATACCGTGCGAGTAATAAAGAAACTCTCCGACGAGGAAAAAAACAAATATAGAACCTAAGTTAGAGTTTTGATTTGTAATAAGTATATCTAAATGGAGAGCGTCCAAAAGCTCACCCACATCGAGCACATTCTCAAGAGACCTGATTCCTACGTTGGTCCAGTTGAACTTGGCACGGAACATTACTGGGTTCTCCAAGGTGATGCATTCACCAAGAAGAATCTCAAGTATTCCCCAGCTCTCTTGAAAATCTTTGATGAAATCCTCGTCAATGCGATTGACCGCAATTCCCTCCACCCCAAGGGTGTAACCTCCATCTCCGTCTCTATCGATAAGGATCAAGGCTCTGTCACGATCGAGAACAATGGACCACTTGGTGGTATCGGTGTCCGAATGCACGAGAAGGAGGGGCTATGGAACCCCGAACTCACCTTCGGTCACCTCCTCACGAGCACCAACTACGATGACAACCAAAAACGTATCGTGGGTGGTCGGAACGGTTATGGTGCCAAGTTGACTAACATATACTCCTCGGAGTTCTCGGTGATCATCAAGGACCATGAAGTGAAGCAAACCTACACACAGAGGTGGTCCGACAATATGACAACTTGTCATCAACCCAAGATTAAGAAGCATGCGGGTGCCACGTCATCTGTGTCCATCACATTTACTCCTGACTGGAAGAGATTTGGAATGTCCAAGATGGACGAGTCAATTTACCAGATTTTCCAAAAGAGGGTCTGGGATGCAAACATTTGCACGACCCCAAACTGTAAGGTCAAGTTCAATGGAGATGTTCTCCCAAAGACATCCTTCGAAGCATACGCAAAGATGCATGAGGGTGTTGAGAATGTGTGCTCCGTAGTGTCTGACAGGTGGTCTGTGTGTATCGGTCCAGCTGAGAACGGTATGGAACAGGTGTCCTTCGTCAATGGTATCTGTACCACAAAGGGTGGTAACCATGTAGATCACGTGGCATCCCTAGTGGCAAATGGAATCATCGAGGACATGACGAAGAAGATCAAACTGAAGCCCCAACAGGTGAAGAACACGTTCAACATCTTCGTCAAGGCGACCCTCGAGAACCCCACATTTTCAAGTCAGGTTAAGTCTGAATGCACTTCCAAGTCCCAGGACTTTGGCTCGAAGTTTGATCCCCCGAAGAACTTCATCAAGAATGTTCTAAAAACTGGAATCCAAGATGAACTCCTGGCACTTTCAAAGTTTAAGGAGATGAAGGAACTCAAAAAGTCTGACGGTGCCCGGAAGTCTAAGATTACGGGGATCCCCAAACTGGATGATGCGAACAAGGCTGGCACCGCACAGTCCGGTAAGTGCACACTCATCGTGACAGAGGGTGATTCAGCGAAGACCTTAGCAGTCGCCGGCCTCTCCGTGGTTGGGAGGGATCACTACGGCGTCTTCCCTCTCCGTGGGAAGTGTAAGAATGTGAGGGATGTCTCAGTGGCTCAACTCTCATCGAACCAGGAGTTCAACGATCTCAAGAAGATTTTGGGTCTCCAACAGGGTAAGGACTACAAGGATGTTTCCGAACTCCGCTACGGGAGGCTCATGATCATGACGGATGCAGATAACGATGGCTCACACATCAAGGGTCTCATCTTAAACATGATCCACTACTTCTGGCCAAGCCTCCTCAAGTTGGGATTCGTGGTTTCTATGGTGACCCCAATCATCAAGGCTACGAAGGGTTCGGAGTCTATGTCCTTTTACACTGAGTCGACTTTCAGAAGTTGGTATGGATCTGGGAAGGCTGGTTGGAAAATCAAGTACTACAAGGGTTTGGGTACCTCAACATCTATGGAAGCGAGGGACTACTTCAAGAAGATTCAGGATCTCACAGTCAAGTTTGACATGGATGTGATGACGGACACGTCGATTGTTCTCGCATTTGACAAGAAGATGGCCGATTCACGAAAGACCTGGCTCCTTGACAGCACAGCCAAGGAGGCTTCGGAACTTGAGGTTCCCTATGGAAATGTGAAGCAACTTGAAATCACAGACTTTGTTCATAAGGATCTAGTGAACTTCAGTCTCGCAGACCTAAAGCGATCAATCGCCCACGTGGCTGATGGTCTCAAACCCTCGCAGCGGAAGGTTATGTATTCTTGTTTTCAGAAGAACCTCAAGGATGAGATGAAGGTGGCACAATTGGCAGCCTATGTGGCTGAAAAGAGTGCCTATCATCATGGTGAAGTTTCATTGGCAGACACGATCGTTAAGTTGGCGAACGACTATACGGGGTCGAATAACATCAATCTCCTCGAACCATGTGGTCAATTTGGAACCAGGTTGATGGGTGGTAAGGATGCATCCCAGACGAGATACATCTTCACGAAGCTGTCCAAGGAGGCCCGAAAGCTCTTCGACCCCAAGGATGATGCAGTTCTCAACTACCTCGACGACGATGGACGCCCCATCGAACCAGATTTTTACATGCCCATCTTACCTATGGTTCTGGTAAATGGTACAGAGGGCATCGGTACGGGTTTCAGTTGTTACGTACCTCCCTTCAATCCCGAAGATATTAAGGAGAACATCAAGAGAACTTTGGATGGTGAAGACCTCATCGAAATGAAGCCATGGTTCAGGGGTTTCAAGGGACGGATCTACAAGGATGATACAGGTCTCTGGATCACGGAGGGTATTTACAAAGATACCGGTTCCAGACTCAAAGTCACAGAGCTCCCACCCGGACGATGGACCCAAGACTATAAGGAATACCTGGATACACTCGTGGAAAAGAAGATGATCAACAGCTACACAAACAATAGTACCACAGAGGATGTGGATTTTGAGATTTTTGGCTACACTGGGAAGGACTTGATGAAGGACCTCAAGATGAAGAAGACGTTTCACACCTCGAACATGCACCTCTTCCACCCAACCCGGGGTATCCACAAATATGCGAATCCCGAAGAAATTCTTCAGGATTTTGTAGAACTCCGTTTGGAACACTACAAGAAGCGAAAGGCACACCTTGTGGATGTGTTAGAGAAGCGAGCCGCGATGTGTGGTCACCGCGCAAAGTTTGTCACAATGGTCATAGAAGGTGACCTCGTGGTATTCAAAAGAAAGAAGAAGGATCTGGAGGCTGAGATGTCTGCGACGTTTCCGAAAATTGAGGGAAACTACGACTATCTTCTCAACATTAGGACGGTTGAATATACGGAGGAGCGTGTAAAAGCCCTAATGGATGAAGAAAGACAGGCGAATGAAGACTTGGAACGCATATTGAAAACGAGTCACATCACGATGTGGAAAACTGATATTAAAAATATATAAACAATAGTAAGCATGGGTGAAGCCGCTAAGATTTCCCTAAAAGCTATTGGAAAGCAGGATACACAACTGCTTTCCAAAGACCCAGAAGAATCATTCTTTAATTATAAGTCGGAGAGGCATTCAGAATTTAGAAAATATCATCGCGCTCGAAATGTTGTGAATAATGGTACAATAGCTTCGTGGCCATTTGGACAAGTTGTTAAAGTTCAATTCAATCCCACCAATATGGGTGACCTATTGAGTAACATGTGGCTAAGTATCACGATGCCAGGTATATCCGATGGTAATTTTGCGGATCAATTGGGGCGTCACATTCTGAAGAGTGTCACGATGTTTGTAGATGACATCGAAATTGAGAAGATCAACGATGATTGGGGTATTATATATGATGAACTGTACCTCGAAATTTCAGAAAAAATAGCAAACCGTTTTCTTGTCAATCGAAATTTAGGATACGATGCTTCAAGTAATGATGAAACCTATGCGCGTCTAGAATCGAATCTAGTTATTCCCCTCCACTTCTTCTTTTCGAGAAAATACGCGAGTGATGAATATTCCTCCAATAAACCAAATCGCCCTTATTTCCCCGTGTGTTCAATTTATCGACAAAAAATTGAGTTTGAATTAGAGTTTCACCAACAAACCTTTTTTACCAATACCACAGATACACTAACTCTACAATCTTTCAATCTCATAACTGAAGAAATCACTGTCAGTCCAGAAGAAAGAAATTATCTAGCAAGTGAAAAGCAAACATTTATAACAGATTTGGTCAGAAAACATCCCTCGATTGTGAGCGAACTTGGTATAGACAGGGTTGTAAATAATCTTGTACCAGATATTCCTGTAAAGTGTATTCACTGGTTTCTGAGAAACACGGAGTTTGAAGTTGAAGGGGATGCAATCGGACCGCGGGATGTAAATGAACAAAGACTTTATCAAAATCGTTTCAACTTTTCATCAAACGTGAGCTTTGATGATCAAACAACATTCTTTGATCCTATCATGGAGTCCGCGAGCTTTTACATCAATGGTAATAGGTTGCCGAATGTTACAAAAACTGATCATAGCTATTATAAATATCTCATACCATTTGATAATCGTTTAGCGAGACCCATCAGAAATATATACACATACAGCTTCTCGATGAATCCGATTAATGTGGAACCATCGGGGAGCTTAGATTTTAGTCAAATACAATCGGATAAAACGAACATAGAAGTGAAATTAGATACAACAAAGGTGGATGTGTCTTCTAATACTTACTCTTTGAACATGTACTACACTGGTTACCAAACATATGTGTTTGATAAGGGTTTTATGTCACTTTCCTATTAAACAGAGAATTCTTATTATCAGTCATATAATCGATAATATTGTTCTTAATACACCATTTGATGAAATTTAGCTGTGCGAGTGTCGTCTGAATTTCATGAGATGACCCTGGAACTGTATATGAAAACTTTTCTGCTCTACAAAAGGGGTCAAAAAGTTTCTTACTGTACCCATCAAGACTAGACTTGTATGCACAATGTACAGTGAAAAGCTTTCCGTCGTTCGTCTTGAAAGTTGTGTTATTTTTCTTTGCGTATGTAGTGATAAACCATTCAATATTTCGAAGTGAAATACCACCAGATTTGTCTAAAATGGACATCAATTTAGTTCTGTGTTCCTCTTCATTGTAAAAATTGTTTATGGATGATAGTAGGATTCCAGTTTTGCTCATTACTAGTTATAGAAGCCTAATCTATAAGCCCCCTTTTCACATGCCGGACATCCCGGAACATCTCTTAGGTCGGGGTCACTATGAGTATGCTTGATACGAGATCTCCTGATTATCTGTGGGTACGATGCTATTTCCCCTTGTTCTTTATGAATATTGCAATACTTACTATTTTCATCAGTAGTCTTGTATGTACAACGTGTATAATCATTCATGATCCCTCTGCAAATGCCGGGGGCACATGTTTCAGGAATGCTGCACGTGAGAGATTCTAATGAAATTTGATGCTTCTTCGAGATGTTGACGTTATGTTTATTAATCTCTATAACCAAAGACCTTTCACGCTCTTCATTTACAAGTTGTAACAATTTAGAATCGAAACTCATGTCTTATTACTATTTTGTTCATATTGTTTAAATATATTCACAAGAGAATGCGAACGAGCCTCTTTAATCCTTCCCTTGAGATCCGAAACGTTCCCTGATTCGTCTAAACCCCTCTTTTTACACTCCTCAATGAGTTGATCTTTTTTCATGGTGCTGATGGCGGGTCCCAGATTCTTTTTTTGGGGTTTATGTTGTTCAATGATTTCACCGAAAATTTCTTGCTTTGTATTTTTAAATAGTGGATCTAGAAGATCACACACAGGATTGAGAAACTTGTTTTCAAAGTAATACTGATAATCCACGGGGATGTTGTGCTCCTCAACATACTTGGGATCTTCGGACTTTTCAAAAGCTTTCGCCTTCGGATCGTCCGTCTTTGTCAGTAAGTAAGGGACACGATCACCAGATTGGGGTTCTGACCCGGGTTTTCGTTCCCGCATTT